ATTGTCGAAGAAGCCTATGAGCGAGCTGGATTAGAGGCTCGTACAGGCTATGACTACAGGACTGCCAGACGCAGTATCGACATGATGATGCTGGAATGGCAGAATCGTGGGATTAACCTGTGGACAATTGAAAGTGGTACGCAAACCTGTACTGCTGATACTGCGACCTATACATTAGACAATGACACCATTGATCTTATGGAAGCGCACATGAGGCTTGATGCTGGCGACTCTTCAAGCCAGACCGATTATCAGTTGACAAGAATTTCAACAACCATGTATGCCGATATACCAAATAAATTATCGACAGGTCAGCCTACCCAGATATGGATTCAGCGATTGACGACAACTCCCCAGTTTACTCTATGGCCCGTCCCTGACGATACGCAGACTTATACTGTTGCTTTTTTCAGGATTCGCCAGATTTATGATAGTGGTAAGCCCGGAAGCAACAACATGGATGTTCCAAAAAGGTTTATTCCAGCTTTGGTCTCTGGGCTTGCTTACTACATTGCCATGAAGAAGCCAGAATCGGCTGAAAGATTGCCTTTTCTAAAACAGGAATATGAAGAACAATGGAGGTTGGCTTCCGAAGAAGACAGGGTGAAAGCGGCTTTCCGTTTTGTTCCTTGGACTGGATATACTTAATGACCCAGTTTGCGGCAGGGCAATATGCCTTTGGTTTTTGTGATCGATGCGGGTTTCGTTATGGTCTCCACGATTTGAAACCAGAGATTGTTGACATGACTCCAAGTGGATTCTTGGTTTGTCCAGAGTGTTTGGATCAGGATCAGCCCCAATATCAGTTGGGCAGAGTTCCAGTAGATGATCCGATTGCTCTGGAGAACCCAAGACCAGATAAGGGACAGGCAGCCAGTAGAAGGCTGTATGCGTTTGACCCGATAGGTGGTGGTGTAACATCACTTGGCTCAAGGACTGTCGGTTTGACCATGCATGGTCATGTGGGAATGCTTAAAATAACAACAAGTTAAAGGGTAAGATTATGTCAACTTCTGAAGTTTTAGAAAAAAGGAAAAGAGAAGCTGCTGCTGCATATAAGAAATATCAAGAATCAGCAAAAAAAGCCATGAAAGAAGGTGGCACGAAAGCAGAAATGGCAGCAAAGAAAAAAGCGGCAAAAGCAACCTTCAGTCTTGCGAAACAACAGTCTGATGTAGAAGTAGAAGAATGGCAAGACCGAGTTAAACGCAAGTATGGCGGTGGAAAAGTATAAACAATAACAACAACCTAGAGGATAAGATTATGGCAGTACAAAGACCTAACGCGGCAGCAGCAGCAGCAGCAAAAAAAGCAAGAGCACCGATGCGAGCAGCAAAAAGGAAAGCAAAGCAAGCAAAACGAAAAACAACTCGTTCACCCGGAGGTTATCAGTCGGGAAGAACAGTAAACCCAAAAGCAGCCGCAGCAGCAGCGAGGAGAAGAAACGCACCTAAACCAAAACGAAGAGTTAGATTTGAAGGACCTGACTGGCCCACACCTAGAGGAAATGGTGATGGTCGCTGGGCAGCAGGCTCCACTGTTGAAACTGTTGAAAATTACAATGATCAGGTAAAGCGTAAGTATGGTGGTGGAAAACTATAAAAAATAATGACCTATGCTGAGTTAAAAAATCTGATACAGAACTATCTCCAGAATACCGAAACCTCGTTTACGACTTATCTTCCAGATATTATCAAACAGGCTGAGGATCGTATTCTTGAGACTGTTCAACTGCCTGTGTTCAGGAAGAACCAGAGCGGTGCGGTTACTTCTGGCAATGAGTATTTGGGAATCCCAACAGATTTTTTGGCACCTTATTCCCTTTCCTATACAAGCAGTAGCAATCAGACATTTTTGATAAACAAGGATGTAAACTGGATTCGAGAGGTATATCCTAATGCATCTACAGAAGGTGCGCCTGAGTATTATGCAATTTTTAGCAACGATTACTTTATTGTTGCGCCAACGCCAGATTCTGGATACACAGTGGAACTGCACTATTTTTATCGACCTGCATCGATTACCGCAGGCTCTGATTCGGAATCGACATGGCTTTCGACAAATGCGCCAGCAGCTTTATTGTATGCGTGTTTGATCGAAGGGTATGTTTACATGAAGGGCGAAGCGGATATGATGTCGGTTTACAATGCAAGATACGAAAGTGCTTTGGGAAGGCTCAGGGTGCTTGGTGATGCGAGAGATAGAAAAGACACCTACAGATCAGGTCAGTTTACAATACCAGTAAGTTAGTATGGCAACCAATGGAAGTAGTCGTTCTGTTTCTATTAAAAAGTTAGAAGGGAAAAGTGTTGCCATCGTAGCCTTGGGCGAGAGCCAATTGGATTACCACATGAGCATTTCCCACAGCGTCAAGTTTGACGAAGTATGGGCAATCAACTCGATGTGCGCTGTAATCAAGGCTGATCGGGTGTTTATGATGGACCCAGCATCCAGATTCTTTGATACCGAAGATGCAGGACCACAGACAGAGATCATGCGTGAGACTTTGCCGAAATTGAAATGCCCCATTTATTCCTGTGTAAAGGACAAAAGGGTTCCAAGGATTGAGCTTTATCCCATTGAGAGCCTGATCGATGATGTGGGTTGTGGTTATTTTAACAACACCATATCCTACGCAATTGCCTTTGCTTTATGGAATAAGGTAGGCAGGCTGAGTATTTATGGAGCCGATTTTACCTACAAGCGGAATCGACACTTTGCAGAGATGGGTCGTTCCTGCTGTGAGTTCTGGTTGTCGAAGTGTATTGACAAAGGAATCGATATAAAGATTGCTGCTAAGTCATCGTTGCTTGATACAAACATACCAGAAAAGTATAAGTTGTATGGTTATCATAGGCTTGACGATCCACCTGTGGTATATTTTGATGAGGGGCAATTGAAAATAACAAAACATTCCGAAGTGCAGATGGAACATTCAGAGCCAGTTGGAACTTCAGGAAGAACAGACAATGTAGAGGTTGTGGATACAGGTTCTTTGAGACCGCCAGAACCGAATAAATTTTAATGGAAACAGATGCTTTTGAATTATCTGTAGGCAATCTGGGGGTAAAAACCACCCATAAAAGAGGGCATACAGTAGAAGAGGTTGCTGAGATGGCAACCAATAGATTGGTTTCGGTTGCAGATACTGCTCCTGATCAGTTAAAAGCGCAGGCACACGCTTTTAAAAACCAGTGTCACTTTATCATTGCATACTATATGAAAGAGGCAATAAAAAACCACATTTGTACGATATGCAATCAATTGGAAGCTCAGGGCCATAAGGACCTAGCAAATATAATCAGGAGGCTATAATGGCTATCACACAGGCGATGTGTACTTCTTTCAAGAGTGAAATTTTGCAGGCTGTGCATAACTTTAAAACGACTGGCGGGAACACTTTTAATCTGGCTCTTTATACGAGTTCAGCAACCATGAGCGCATCAACAACTGCTTATTCTACTTCGCAGGAAGCAACTGGAACAAACTATACAGCAAAAGGCGGGGCATTAACTAACGTAACTCCAACCACTTCGGGAACTACAGCATTGACCGATTTTGCTGATTTGACTTTTGGTACCTGTACTATTACTGCAAGAGGTTGCATGATTTTCAATGACACAGCTACAGGTGATCCTGCGGTTGCGGTCTTTGATTTCGGTGGCGATAAAACAAGTACAGCAGGCAGTTTTACCATAACTTTCCCAACCGCAGACGCAAGTAACGCTGTTATTAGAATAGCGTAAGTTAGCCCATGGCTAATATTACTGGCTGGGGTCGAGGGACTTGGGGGCAGCTCACTTGGGGTGAACCAATCCCTGTTGAACTTACTGGTTTAGCAGGCACAGGTGCGGTAAGTTCCTTAACTATTACTGCTGCGGCAAATGTTGCCGTAACAGGCCTTGCTGGCACAGGTGCTATTAGTTCTCTTACAGTCACTGGTGCAGCCAATGTTGCTGAAACAGGGGTTGCAGGAACCAGTGCAGTAGCCAGTGTCACTGCAACAGGTGGCGCAATTGTCACAGAAACAGGTCTCGCGGGCACAGGTGCAGTAGGTACAGTACTCGCGGCAGGTTTTGCAATCACAGGAGTCAGTGGAACAGCTTCCACGATTTCTCAAGGCGATGAAACAGTTACTGGGGATGCCAATGTGTATCCAACAGGACTTGTGGGAACCAGTGCTTTAGGCAGTGTTAGCACTGTTACTGTTAATGTTATTTCAATAACAGGTTTAGCAGGAACCAGTGCTTTAGGTTCAATAACTGCTGTTGGCCACAGTAATATTGCAGTAACAGGGGTTTATGGAACAGGTGGAACAGGATTTTTATTGGTTTGGAGTTCGATTGTTCCAGACCAGACACCAAACTGGACTGGGATTAGCCCAAGCCAGTCACCTTCTTATTCAACAATCAGCCCATCCCAGTCTCCAGACTGGAAAGATGAGGCAGCATAATTTATTATGAGGAAATAATATGGCAACTTATGTAAATGATCTTCGACTCAAGGAAATCGCTACTGGCGATGAATCCGGGACATGGGGTACGAGTACCAACACAAATTTGGAGCTTATCGGGGAAGCAGTGAGTTATGCAACTCAAGAGTCTTTTTCCAGTGATGCAGATGTAACAACTACTGTAGCCGATGGCGCAGCAGACCCTGCTCGTGCTTTCTATTTCAAGGTCACCTCAAGCGGTTCTTTATCCGCAACCAGAGTGCTTACTATTGCACCAAACACAATGAGTCGTGTTCAGATTATTGAAAACGCGA